TGGCATCGGCCGCGATGTAGATCGCGCCGTGCGAGTCGGGCGTGCACGCGATCGGCGCGTAGCTCGCCGCCACCGTGTGGTGATCCGTGATCGTGTTCCTGAGGACGTAGACCCTTCTCAGGGTGCGGCCGTCGGATGCCGTCGCGCTGTCGACGACGAGCCCCGATCCGCACGGGATCTTCGAGATCGCGTTATCGCGAATGGTGATCTGCGCCCCGCCGTGCACCACAAGGCCGGATCCACCGTACGAGTCTGAGAGATCGTTGGCGTCAACCAGCACGTCGTAGAGCGCGGAAACCGCCGGATCGACGGAGAACCCGTCGTTGACGATCGAGATCATGTCGTCGCCCCCCTGGCGCACGACGTTGTGAGCGACGATGGCGCGGAACGCGGTGAACGCGGCACCGCTGTTGACCTTGATCCCCTCGGCTGGCGGACGCCAGCAGACGCTACGCATAACCCACGTCTGGATTCCCTGATCGAGCACGCAGTTATTCGTGTGTTCGATCCGAGCATCGATCACGCGGGCGTCGTAGCCAGTGATCCACACGCCGGCCGCGTCGGGGTTTGATACGGCCGTCGCGACGTTAGAGACGATGGTGAGCCCGAGAACGGCCTGATGCGCGCCAGCGAGCTCGATGGCGACCGTCGGCGACCCGGCGCCCTGGCCGTCAGAGAACATGATGGCGCCGTATCCCCAGAGCGTCACGCCGGACGCGCTGAGGGCCAGCATTGCCGTTTTCCGGTAGGTCTTGCCCGGGGTGAGCTTGAGTGTCCAACCCGACGGTGTCGCCGACTTCGCGTTCGCGAGGCACGTCGAGTCGTCGACGATCCCGTCGCCGACGCATCCGTACGCGTCAGCGAAGATCACGAGCGATCCGAGCGATGGCTCGGCGAGGTAGTAACTCGCCAGCGACGCCGAGGGGAGCGGGACCGACGTCGACTCGACGGGCGGCGCGGCGCCAGCGCACAAGACCGCAAGAGCAACGGCTGCGAGCGCGCGCATCACTGCACCTGCACGTCCAGGAATGCCGGATTCGCGTTGATCGAGGTCGTGCCCTGGAATGGATTCGGCAGCGAATTACTGCCGAGGATCTGCTGAAACCCGGTCGCCGCTATGCCCGTCGACGGCGCAGACGAGCCGGCGTCGGTGGGGACATCGGCGCCCGTCGCGGTTCGGTACGTCGGGCATGTGGTGGCGCACGCCTGCGCGACGATGCATTCGTGATGCTTTCCAGCCGGAAGCGCCGTCGAGATCGAGACGTACGTTTTTGCGATCACCGTCCCGTCGATCTGCCCGGAGTCGATCTCTAGCGCGCCGGGCCTACCCGTGTTGTCGTCGGCGTAGATGCCGAGTCGCAACTGAGATCCGGCTTCGCCGATCGTGGTGATGTCAACACCGATCTTCTGCAAGGTGACGGCGTTGGGAATAATGAACGGGTGACATCGGAGCGTGTTCTGCGCCCCGATGATCGTCCCCGGGCCCGGGGTGTTGATGGGGTGGTAGTAGCGTCCGCTCTGCCAGTTGCTCCACGCGCCGATCGGCGCGCCGAACGGGGACCCCGTGATGACAGCCTTGGGACGCCACGCCGTTCCGTTGTAGCGGAGCGTCACGGCGCCGCCCGGGGTCAAGGTCAAGTCCGTGGCATCGGTCAGCGTGAAGAGGTTCCCGACGGAGCTGTCAATCGAGTCAGAGTTTTTAAACGTCTCCTTGCAGCACGTGGAGACGTTGTGCCAGTTGATCTCCGTGCCGGTCGGCTGGGCCGTGAGGCCAGTGATCATGGTGTCGGCGCTCGCATCCTGCGAGATGACAGAGGCGGTGGACAGCCCCGTCGGGTTGAAATTGTCCACGCGCGCGCCGGTGAACGCGGTCGGCGAGATGACGCTGGTCGTGGCAAATTGACCGGCAATCGTCAGCAAACCGGAGACGTTTAGTGCTCCGGCTTTGGCCCCAGACGCCGCGGCAAACCTCTGCGGGGCAGGCGCCTCGGACTGACCGCATCCACATGCGAAAGCGATGAGCAGGCATGTCCTGAAAATGGAGGCGATCATGTGACATTCCCTTGGACGATGAATTCGAGGACGTCGCCGACTGCCAGTCCGCCAAATTGCAGGAGTGCCCGGAACGTCGTCTTGGTGCGATCCGCGATCGGCAGGTCGCAGAACCCGACGCCGGACGACTGATGACCGTCGCCGCTTATGCCGCCTGCGAAGCTGCACGTCACCGCGTACGACGTGTCAAACATCGTCGCGCCGATCGCAATGGTGAGGTCGGTCGCGCCATCGCCGAGTCCGGTGTAGCGGACGGCAATAGTGCGGAAGCCGGTGGGCTGCGCTGATGGTGCGATGTGGCTCATGGCATCAGGTCCAGGTGATGGTCCAGCCGAGGGTCTGAAGCAGCCGCTTGATCTGCGCGTCGGTGAGCTCGGCGGCGCCCTGCTGGAAGCACGCGGCGTACAAGTTGCCGCCGGTGTAGTTGCTGTTGAAGGCCAAGTTGATGCCAGCGCCCGCGCGATAGGTCGGGACCATCTTGTCGGACTCGTTGTAGCCAACGCATCGGCCTGCCGTGACGTCGGAGAGCAGCACCATCGGGCGCACGGCGGAACTCAGCGCAGCGGCGCCCGTGGCGGTCGTTGACGAGACCGCGCGGAATGTCGTCGTGGTGACGCCGTAGATTTGCTGCGTCGGATTTCCGAGGATCGCAACGCTGCGGTTGACCGTCGCCGATGCAGCGAAACCGTACAGCAGGATGAGTTGTGAGGTCGTACCCGTGTCCATGATCGGCGCGGTCGAGCGACTGGCGATCGTGGCGCCGCCGTCGGCGAAGGTGAATGCGAGGCGAGACCATCCGGCGACGGCCTGCCGATAGGACGGGGCACCGGCAACGGTTAGGGTCGCGCCGCCGATCGAGTCGAGGAGGTTCCCGGATGCCTCCTGCATCTGGTAGACGAACGAGGGTCCGCCGCTGGAGATGCCGGCGTAGACCATGACCTGGTCCCACTCGGCGCGGTTGGCGGGCGTCAGGATGCCCGAGGTGGCATCCTTCGTGATGGGAACCGCGATCGGCTGCGATCCCATGATCCCCATTGACCGCTCGTTCATTCCCGACGGCGGCAGAATCTCCGCAGCCGGCGGTGGATTGATGATGTTGTCGACGAACGACCGATCGAGCCCATCGAGCCGCGTGATGTACCGGACCACGTCGGCATCCCAGCCGGTGTTACGGGCGAGGTAGTCGAGCGTCTCCCTCACGCCGCGAGCGTCGCGACTGTGCGCGAAGACACCGAGCCTTTGAAGCAACCGCGGCAGGCCGTTCATCGCGTCCCCGCTTCCCGCTGCTGAGACAGCGTGCCGACGTCGTTCTTGACCGAGCCGAACTGCGGCGACGGCATCGGCGCGTTGGTCATCGGCGAGCCGTCGTCGTTGGCGAACCCGGACTGGAGGACGCGCAGGATCGCCGGGTCCATGGCCGGATCGACCGCGACGCCCGAGAAGATGCTGAGCGACAGCCGGCGCGCGTAGGGGAGCGACTTCTGCAACTTCGGCAACTCGGTCAAGATCTGCTGCTTCAGTGCCTCGGCGCGCTCGGGGTAGATGGCGTGGTACGCCGCAGCGTCCTCGGGCGTCACCGTGCCATGGACGAGTCGCTCCTCGACACCGTGCGGGTCCTCGGCGGCTGACACGGAGCGTGCCCAGGAGCGCATCTGGAGGTCGGACGGCGTCCAGTGGTCGGGGCCGGTCGGGATGCCGTGGATGTCAGGCTTGCGCGGCATGATGGAGGACAGGAAGGCGAGTTTGGCGGCGGCGATCGTCTCGATGCGATCGGCGAGGATGGGCGACGACGCCTTGAGGGGCGCGAGCCGGGCCGCCATGGCCTCGCGGGCCTCGGGTCGCATCTGCACCGAGCCGTCGGGCGCGTAGGCCGTTTGCGCCTTGAGCTCGGACGTGCGCGCCTTGTACAGCCCGGCGAGGTCCTTGGGTTCGTCCTTGCCACGCGGGCCGAATGCGGCGTTGGATAGGATGCGGGTGGCGGCGACGGGGAGCGTGGGCGTCGCACGCTTGGCGACGCTGAGGAACGCCGACACGGCGTCCGACGTCTTGGCCGCACCGGCGGCAGCGGTCTTACCGAGGCGGTTGAAGACGAGATCAGAGACGACCTGGCCAGCCTTCGCGCCAATCGCCGGCCCGATGATCGGCAGGCCGGACAGCGCGCCAGCCACGTGCCCCATCACCGTGCCGCCGAGAAGGCCCTTGAGCAGCCCCTCGCTCTTGGGTGACGAGAGTGCATCGCGAGCGCCCTGGATGGCGGTCAGACGGTCAGACGAAAGCGCGCCTCGCTCGAGGTCCTTCGCCATGGCTCCCTGGATCTTCGCGCGTAATGCCTTGTTCGCATCGAGCAGGCCGTCCAGCTTGGCCAGCGATTGCTGACCCGCCCCGCTGACGTCGCCACGCTTCATCGCGCCGAGAAACTCCTGCGCATCGTCGCGGGCGACCTGGATAACCGGATTCCTGCCGGCCACCTTCACGTCAGCATAGGCGCCGTATCGCTTGGCCGCCTTGCCGGTGAGTTCGACATGCGTGGCCGTATCCGGCAGCGTCGCGAGGTCTTCTTCGAGGTTCTTCGCGATCGAGCCGTTGGCCTTCTCGAACTTCGCCGCGATAGCCTCGCGCTCGCCGATGGTCTCCTCGATGGCCTGCCCCTGGATCTCGAGCGAGTCGAGCAGCTTTCCGGGGTTGCGCCTGATGGCCAACTCGTTGTCGAACGCCTTGTCGACGCGCTTCCCTGCCTTCCAGAACGGGGCATACGAGTCGCCCTCGGACATGACGAGGTGCGGATTAGCCTCCTGAAACTGCGCCTGATACGCCTTCACGTCGTCGATGACCGCGGAACGCTGAGCGACCTTCGACGCGCTGTGCTGTGCGACCAGGCTGTCTACTTCGCCCTTCTCGGCCGCACGCAACCCCGCCGCATCCAGCCCGGCGAACTCCTCGGGCAGATTCGCCACCGCCTTGACGCGGTCCATGTGCTCGCCTGCGCCCGCGAGCGCCCGCTCGAGCCCCGCGCCGGCATGCTCGCCGCCCAGTTCGCCCGCGGTGAGGAACTTCGACGACAGCGAGCCAGCCACACGCTCGGTGGCTGCGCCGTCACGGGCGAGCGCTGCACCGATGCCTGCTTCGTCGCCGAAAAGGCCGGGAAGAAGGGCGCCGCCGAGCTGGGCGCCCGTCGAGATGATCGGGTGGATCGCCTGGTCGGCCTCGAGCGAGGTGTCGCTGAACAGCTTGTCGGATAGCCCAAGGGACAGCCCACCGAGCCCCTGGCGGACGATCGCCCCGGGGAGCGACGTCTTGCCCTTGAGGTACTCCTTGTGCTCGTAGGCCGCCGACTGCCCTGCCGTGGCCGCCTGCGCGCCCGTCCGGCCGAGTTGTCCCGCATCGACGGAAACCGGCGCGCTGCCTGCTTCATCGGGCGCGAGTGCGACATCGCCGACGACCTTCAGTGACGGGTCTGCCGCTGACATGCGCGCGGCATCGACGTCGCTGACATCGAACTCGGCGCCGCTTGAATTGCGCATCCTCGGCATTACTGGTTCCTCCCACCGGCACCGCTGCGCTCCTCCGCTGCCTGCGCCTCATCGCCGCGCTTCATCAGATCGTCGCGAGCCGCCTCGCGAGACTTCGCATCGGACGCGCGCCTCATGCCCTTGGCCTTGTCGCTCTCGGCCATCTTGACGAACAACTCGCGGTCGCGAATCTCGTTGGTCGCGGAAGCGATCTTCTTCTCGCTCTCTGGGGACGACTTCTCCTTCGCCCATTCCGCACGTTTCTTCTGGACGCCCTCGATGCCCTTCCTCTGCGCTGCGATCACGTTGTCGATTGCGGTGCCATACGCAGCCTCGCCGCCGAGCGTCGGGTTCTCGTCGTAGTGCTGTCGCATCTGGTCGAGCTGCTCGCCGAAGTTCTTCGGATCAAGCCCGGCGTATCCGTTATCGCCGAGCACGGGCTCGGCGGTCAGGGGCGCCTCGATCGTGTTGATATTCGGCTTCTCGATGTGAGGACGCGGGCTCGAAATCTTCGTATTGGAGCCGAGCGCATGCAGATCGAGCGTCATGCGGCTGTCCACGTCGTTGCGGAACATGTCGAGCAACTTGGTCGTGTCGCCGCGCTCCCAGACGGCCTTCAATTCGGGCATGTCCTTCAGGACCTCCTCGAGCACACCCTTAGTCGGCGATCTGCCGTGGATGATCATGCCGTACTGATTCGCGGCGTCCGTGACGAGTTCCCTGTAGGACTGCTCCTGGGTGTCCTCCCACTTCTTCCAGATCGAGCCGCCCTTCGACTTCGCGCCATCGCGCTCGAGCGAAACCTCCTGCATCCGTTGCAAGTCGTGGTTGAGCTGGTCGTAGCTGCGGACGAGATCCTGTCCGCTCTTGCGTGCGTCCTCATTGGTCGCGACGACCCAACCGCCGCCGGAGATCTGCGGCAGCCGGAACGCCTGCTTGATGAGGCTCTTGTCCGGGATATCGTTCGGCGTCGCGTACACCTGGCCGAAGTTCACCGCGCCCTTTCCTGCACCCGCGCCGGCCTTCGCCTTCTTGTCGGCACGCTCGAGATCGAACTCGCGCTGCTTCTCTGCCATCTCCTGATCCTTCTGGATCAGCGGATAGACCTTGAGCATCGTCTCGCGATTGGTCTTCTCCCACTCGTCGTACGTCTTCTGCTGCGCTGCCGCCATGCCCTGGTAGCTCTGCCCGAGCTGGCGCGCGATGGTGCCGGCAGGGTTGTAGTTCTGCTGCTCAGTGGCGATGGCATCCATCCCCTTTTGATACATGCCCATGTAGAAGGCTGCCTTTTCGCGATAGTCGTCGGACTCGCGCTGAGCATTCGCGGCGAGCGTGTCGCCCTGCATGCTGAGGCCCTTCCACTGGTTCGCGATGGATGCCTTCGATGCGTCGTATGCCGCCTCGATCGCCTTGTTGTACTGCTCGAGCGCGAGGTTGCGCCCGCCGGTGTATTGCGACATCGCGCCGCCAACCGCGAGCGCGAGCACGGTGCCGATGCCTCCGATGACGCTCTGATGCAGGCTCGGGTCGGGCTTCATGTCCGCGACCTGCCGCATCTGCGCCATCAGGAGGTTAGTGTCCTTCTGCTGCTTCGCGCGCATGGCCACGTGCGCGTCATAGTCGGACTGCATCTGCTTCTCATGGTCAGTCGCCAGCTTGAGCCGCTTCGCATTGGCGTCACGCTGCGAGATGAGCGCATCGGTGGCCGCGTCTCTGACCGCTTCGGCCGGATGCTGCGCGTAGTAGGCGCCCTTCGCGACCATGTCCTGCGCCTCGGGATCCATCGTCCCGAAGGCTGGCCGAGGGGCAGCGAGCGGTGCCTCGCCTGGTGCGGCGGGCATCGGAGGCGGCGCGAGTCCGGCGCCCGCCCAGTCGTGAGCGTCGAGCGGAGGCGTTGCGGCTGCTGGCGCGAGCCCGACCTGCGCCCAATTCGGGTTGGCGCCCTGCGGCTCGGGCGGTGGCGTACCCTCGGGCGGCGCGAGACCAACCTGCGACCAGTTCGGCGCCGGCGACTCGCCGACGATCGGCGGAGTCGCATTGGGATCGGGAACCGGCGGCGGTGGCTCCGGCGGCAGGATCGGCGCGGTGGGCGCGACGATGGACGGATCGATGCCCGCCAGCGCCGGGTCCTGCATCGGCGACGGCTGGACGAACGACCACCACCCCGGCGGGGTCAAGTTGTCGTCGCTGACGTCGCCGATCGCCATCTACTTCCTCTTGCCCTCAAGCGCCTTGACGCGACGCGCGAGCTCGGCCGTCAACCCGAGTGCCGCGGTCGCAGCCTTCGCGCCGTGGACGACCTTGCCGCTCGGCGTATCCATGACCGCGTGACCGAGGCCCGCCTCCTCCATGTCCTGCGCCATGATTCCGTATTGCTTGCCCTTGCCGTTCCCCTCGTCCTTGTAGCGGTACGAGTAGCCCTTGAGCTTGTCGAGCGCCTTCATCGCGTCGCCGCCGCCGTCCTTGATGTCGGTTTTGGCGTTGCGGTCGGAGGTGACCTGTCCACCGCCACCGCCACCGCCACCACCGCCGCTACCGAACGGCTTCCATCCGAGCGAGCCGAGGCCCGCTGCGGCACCCGCCGCTGCGCCCCCGATCAGCCCCGCGGCCGTCTTCTGCGGCGTGCCGAGCGCGGTGCCGTAGGCGCCCGTTGCCGCGTTGTAGCCGCCGAGCGTTCCGGTGACATCCTGACCGCGCGCGCCGAGGTTGAGTCCCGCGAGCGCCTCGTTGGCCTGGTTGCGCTCCTGCAACCCAGCGGCTGCCTGCTGGCCAGCCATGCCGTAACTCGCCTGGCCCATGTTCATCGCGGCGTTCCGTGCCGCCATCGCGGCGTTGTTCGGATCGGCGGACGCGGCCATCGAGCGCTGTTGCGCAAGCTGCTGCTGGAGCCCCTGGCGAAGCTGCTCGGCACTGACCGAGTTCTTACCGCTCGCGAGGCCCATCAGGTAGTTGCGCTGCTGCGCGAGCGCGTTCGTGTCGTCGGTGTAGTTGCCGCGCGACTGACCAGCGAAACCGAGCGCGTCCTGGCCGATGCCGCGAAGCCCGCTGCGGTCTTGGTTGCTCGGATCGCCGCCGCCAATGCCAAAGGTGCGATCGAATGCGCCTGTCAGCCCGGTGCTTTCGCCTGGCAGAGCGGGCTTGGCTCCCATTCCGATCGGGTCGTACCAGGGGTTTCCGGCATTGAATCCAAGTGCCATGGTCATTGCTCCTATGTCGTCTGCGCCGCTGGCAGTTGTGGGTAGAGTCCGTCCTCGACGCCGAATCGAAACGCGATGCCGGTCAGCCGCAGCGCCTCGCCGCTCGGGGCGCTGACACCGTCGGTGGCGAGCGCGGTGATGCGGACCTTGATGGCCTCGCATCGCTTCTGGCTCGGACCGTGGCGAAGCTGCACCGGTCCGCCGGCAACGGCAGACACGGCGGCCATTACCTTGGTCTCAAAGTACGTCCAGCCGCCAGCGCCATCGGAGGCGTAGTCACGGGCGATGCGGAACTGGACGCGGTGGGCGCTGCGCCACTCGGCGAGCAACTGGAACCAGAGGACGGTCATGCGCCCCTGAAGCCCCGGCGGCTTGAAGAACGCGAGCTCGACGTCCATGCCATAGTCCACGCCCGAATACGTCGACTGCTCCTGCTTCACGCTCGCCGTGGCCGCGTAGAGATACGATCCCTGCCAGAGACAGGCGTGGAGGCCATCAGAGATGGTCCACTCGGCCCACTCGCCCACTTCGTAGTTGAAGACGAGACAGCGCGCGTTGGTGATGACGCGGATTTCATGCCGCGACTCGACGACGTGGCAGGAATAGACAGTGTCGGAGTCGAACTTCGCGACGTCCTTGCCGATGTACTGGACGCTGAGATCGGGGCCGAGCTTGTACCAGCCCTTGCTCGACTTGAAGACGTGCCCGAATGGCGTCACGGCGATCGACTCGGGACTGACCGCGCCGACGTCGCTTGCGATGAGGCGGGCGGTGTAGTTTGCCCCGCCGCCCGCGTTGTCGTATCCGCTGCCCTCCAGGCGATAGAGCGCACGCTGGCGGTAGACGATCGGCGACTCGTCGATGATCGCGATACCGGTAATGTCGCCACCTGCGGGCGGGATGGCCACGGTCAGACCATCGTTGAACGAGGCGACGGAGCCCTCGGTGCGCTGTTTCGAGTACCGGATGCGATGAGGGTCGCCCGCGACGCCGCCAAGGAAGATGCGATCGGCGGTCGCGGCGATGATGGAGGCGGCAGGCGGCGCGAGGTTCTGGAGGATCGCACCGTTCTCTGGGTTCGACTCGTTGGCGGTCGCAATGGCGTCGGCCTCGTTATCGTCGAACGTCGCCGTGCTGTTGGCCGTGTGATCGTTCGGCAGGTAGCGGTTGGGGTTAGCTGTGATCGACGGGTCCTTGCTGGTGACGAGATAGAACGGAGCGTCGATCGTCGGATTCGCGGCGGTACGCCAGACCTCGACCGCCGCCTCGTTGGCGGTCTTGTGCGTGAGCGTCAGGGTTTGGATGCCCAAAAACTCGATCTTATCGAGGGCTGCGCACGTAACCGTGCCGACGTTCGTGGTTGTCGAGCGGTCGATCTCGCCGGCCGCGCTATCCCAGCGGTATGTGCATTTGATTGCGTACGTGCCGGCGCCGACCAGTCCCATGCCGGCACCGAGCGCGGTCGCGAGAAAGCTCCACGGCATGACATGGAAACCTGCCTCGACGAGTTGCGCGCCGTCGTAGGCGAGCAGGCCCTCGCCACATGCGATGTAGAACGTGCGTCCGAGGCGGACCGCTCTCCGGGCGTCGTTGCTATCGAACGTGAACGAGATGTCTCGAAGCGCGCGCTGGGCGAATCCTGAGCTATTGGTTCCGAGAGGGATGATGCGCCGACTACCGCCGCACCACGAGTACATGCCCGCGGCGGTGCTTTGGACGGTTGGCAGATGACCCGTCGATGCCGGCGGCCCGGCGGCATTCAGATACGCCGCCTTCGCCGCGAGGAACATGTCATCGCGGAGGAGGAAGTACGTGTTTTGTAGCTGCGCCCCGTAGCCGGCAAACGCCGCTTGATTCGGCTGCGCGAATACGACCCAGAAATAGACGCTGCCGTTGTAATCGAACGCGCGCGACGCGATGTTGACAAACCGGGGACCGGCGGCGGACGTGCCCAGGTTGTTTCCGTCGTCGACCCAATTGTATTTCATCGTGAGCGGCGACGTCGTGTCCGTCCAGAAGACATACGCTCGGTAGTGCGACGAGTTCTGCACCGAACGGTGCGCGACGGCGACGTAACTCAGGTTCGTGTATGTCCCGATCGCCTGCGCCGTGTAGACGTCCGCCAGACCGGGTAGCGTCAAGAGATCGCCCTCCAGGTTTCCAGCATTCGACCGGACGATCTGCACGTGCGCGCCGTCGGGCGTGCATGACAGCGCGATCACTCCGTCGCAGGTGCGCCCTGGCGTAGCGGTAGCAGTCGCCAGCGCTGCCGTGATGGTGAACACCGAGTAGGCGGTCGTCGTCTGCCGGCGGCAGGCGAGCACCGCCTGGTCAGCGCCGATGACTCGGGTCACGTCGTAGTAGGTGTTGAACGATGCAGCCGCGAGCAGCATCGTGGACGGTGCGGCGAGGCTCGTCGTGAGGTTCGCCGGGTCGATGGCGAGCATGTTGAGATTCCCGAGAGCTACGTAGAACAGCACAATCTTCGTCGAGAGCGCGACGAGGCGAGCGCGTGACCCGACGATCGTTTGCGCCTTGGTCGCGAGCACGGCGCCCGTTGTCTTGTCTTTCACGCCGATGTAGATGTTCCCGCCGCCGGTCCATGCGTAGACGACGACGCCATTCAACTCGGCGCGATCACCGTCGACCTGGTCATCGGTCGTCACAAACGCAGGTTGCTCGTGCATCGCAACCGCGAGATGCGTGCCCTTCGAGACCCACACCGAGCCGCCCGCGTCCCACGAATACAGCGTATCGCTCGTCAGGCAGATCAACTCGGTATCGTTCGCGTAGATGCGGCGGACGTTCGACAGCGTGCCGCCGCCGAGGATGTTCGCGCCAATGCTCGCGTACGGATAGCGCGTCTGAAGTGCGCCGATCGAGTCGAACGTGACGTCACGCGCGATCGACAGCCCCGGCGGCTGCATTGCGCGCGGGTCGTCCTTGGTCTTGAGTCCCGCGACGAACGGGATCTCAAGCGTCTGGAACTGGAGACCGCGGAGGCCCATTATTTGGCCTCGATGTCGACGGTGATGGTTGCGCCCCAGCCGATGGCCTCCAGGGTGACGAACTTCGTAGGGTCGCCAGCCGAGGCCGTGCCCTTGTAGTCGACGATGCGGCCGGTCGAGGTCGAATTGCGCGGCGGCGAGACGATGGTCATCACCGGCGCTCGCCCGAGGCCATGCGCGACTTGAGTGATCGTGCTGTCGACGAGGCTGACATTCCTGATGACCACCGCGCCAGCGCATGGCGTGCGCTGCAACTCGTCGATCCGCTCGGCGTGGTTGCGCCGCACGCGCTCGGCCTTCTCGTCGTCGAGCTTGAGAGGGAGCGCGGGCTTCATCCGACCCCCGCGCGAAGCTGCATGGCCTGGGGCGAGAACGCGGCCTGCGGAACGGCGCCGACGGGGGCCGCCATGCCGCCCGGGATGGCGTCAGGGGGAGCACCGGGCAGCGGAGGCGCGGCACCAGGCATTGCCCCGGGCGCCGTGTTCTGGTTCGCTGGCTGCTCCTGCTGGTCGACGATGTAGGCCGCCGTAACCACGAACTGGCGCAGTGCTTCGAGAATCTCCTCGGGCGCGCCGTCGTTGACCCACTTCAGGTACTCCTGCTGTGAGCGCCAGACGGTCGCCTTGGCGTTCATGTACGGCTCTGGCACAACGATGCGGCCCTCGGCGATCTCGTCGAGGCAGTGCTCGACGCTCTCGATCGCGGCGGTGTAGAGCGACAGCGACGACTCGAGGTCCGGCTCGCCCATCAGCCGGCGCGCTTCGTCCTGCGAGATGATGCCGGCCTGCGCGAACTCGATGACGAGCTGCTTGCGGCCAGCCGGTGTGCGGTTGAGATTCGACGCCGGCTTGATCTGGATCTTGACGTCCTTCATGTCGACGTCCGACCACTTGATGCGCTTCGAGCCGAACCGCGAGTGACGCATCATCTCGGGCGCCTTCTCGCCGAGGTCTTTGCAGACCTCGATCACGAGCGTCACGACGTCAAGCACGAGTTGCTCGAACGCCTTCTCCTGCAAGGCGAACCGCTGCGAGCTCTGGTCGCGGTACTCGCGAAGGGCCACGCCGGAATCCAGGCCGGCAGGCTTGGCAGCATGCGTGGCGAGACGCGACTGGCCGAACTCCTCGGAGGCTGAGTCGCGAAGGGCGAGCCTGCTCTGATACGTCTCGGCGGACACGGCCTGGGGCGTGACGGTGTGCGGGTAATCGCCCTTCACGACAGCCACCGCGCCCACCCGGCTCGTCTTCACCGTCAGGTTCGCATCGGCGGGGCGGACGTACGTCGTCGGCAAAGCGCCGTACTCGAGCGCGCGTTCGATCTGCCAGTTGCGCTTGTTCAGCGCCCGCTGAATGCCCGCGATGCGCTCGGCCCCACCGATGCCGTACCAGGACGTGGTGCGCTCGGTGTAGACGATGCAGGCGTACGGGAAGTGGTCCTTCTCCCACTTCTCCTCAAAGATGTCCGCCCCGTCCACCGTGATCGTGTGGCGGCCGGGCCGATAGCCCTTCAAGCCCTTCTTCCCGACGGGGAGGCGGAAGCTTTCGAGGTAGGTGACCTCGTTGGTGACGCTCGGCCGAACGCGCCGATTTGTGCGCCATGTGCTCGACCGCGAGGCGCGAGCCCGCTCGATGTCTGCCTCCTTGCTCGGGAAGCGAGCGATCAACTCATCGGCGTCGACTGAAACCCACTCGTGAAACTGGAGCGGCGGGCGGCTGTCGCGGGTCTCGTCCTGATCCACGACGACGTTTTCCACCATGACGTGGCGGACGCGAGGCTCCTCGAAGACCTCCTCGACGCGGACTAGACCGTTCCCCTTCTTCGTCGACTCCTTGAACGCGGAACGGCACTTCGGCGAGACGCCGAGGAGCACCATCTGCTCCTCCGCGTACCACTCCAGGAGCTTGGCTCGGCGCTGCTGGTGCCAGTCGCCGCCGTCGGTTTCGATGCGCGGCAGGACGTCAGACGAGGAGATGGCAGCGGCGAGGCTGTCAACGTTCGAGGCGACGGCGTTCTCGGTGACGTGGCCGAGGTCGCTGTTCTCACCGTTCGGCGTGTTGGGGTCGTAGAGCGCTTCGAGCTTGACGAAGCGATCGAAGACGTCGCCCTGGTTCGTCTCGATGCGACGGACCTCGTTGAAGACCGCGTCATGGACGCGGCCCTTGTCGGCCTTCCACCAGGCCGCGTACTCGCTCATCGGTCGTACCAGTACGAGCCATCCGCTCGTAGGTCATAGTCCTCGCACTCGTCAACGACCATGCGATGCGGGTCGTTGAACGCGCGCATCTGCGCCCATTCGAGCAGTCGCTCGACGGCTTCATCGCGCTCCTTCATGCAGAGAGTCACGTCAGAGCGCGACTTCGCGAGGAAGCGGACGCCCGTACCCCAGATCAGGGCGGACAGTCCATCCGGCGACACCACATCCACCAGGTCCGAGTCCCCGTAGGACGTCAGGACGGGCGGCTGTGCGATGTAGCGAAGGATGTACTGGTCGCCCGATGGGGGCGTCGGGTAGAGATTGATGCGATCGTCGACGAACTCCCATCGGCGCGCGTGCCCGGTGCGACCGGACCACAGCGCACGCTCCTGCGGCATCAGTTGCGCAAGGCGTTGGAGTCGGCCGTTCGTATCGAGCACGCGCTCGATGGTGTCGACGATCGAGAGGTGGTCCACCGGCTCGGCGATGTAGGCGAGGCCCGCGGTCGTGAACGTCGTCGAAGTCTCGAAGTAGCGGCAGCCACCCGAGACCACGGTCGAGTACACGCGAGCGCCGTAGATATCGCTGATAATGGAGTTCGTCTCGCTCGTGG